GGGGACTTTCATTCAAGTTACCTAAAAGATCCAAGTAATCCATGGCGCGCAAGCGCATCCAAGAATTCACCAAGACCTTAGAGGTCAACGATAGATTATCCAACAGAGTTTTAGAATATTTTCTCTGTCCTGATGGGAGGTGGCTGGTGGCCACTGTAGAAATTTTAAAATTATTTTCTACCAATTAGGTTCGGCGGTGTTCCAATCTATTCTGACCTAAGCCAATGAAAAGGTGGTGTACAAGTAAAAGGGGCCTTTAGTCCCGCTATCAAAGTGTAGCACTTAGTTAATCATCAACTTTATCTTTTATTATTGGTTTCTTTACGTTCTCCAGTAATTGGCTCGTCATTCTCATGGGATATCACTACTTTCGTAGAACCCTTCCGACTAATCAAATCTTCCTACAGCGTACCAACGCTACCAGGGAGTGTCTCCATATCTGCCTGAACTCAGATACGGATGTCAGCTCAAGTTCTTTAACCGACATTGCGGGTCGTACCAATCTTTTAACTCAAGTGTGAGTTAGGGAATTTCACCCAGTAAATTTACCGACTATACCTCGTCTTATTCGTAGTGCCAATCTTTGTTGGGCTACCTGCTTAATGACAGAGGCAGTTTAACGACCTACCCAGGTCAGATATACATTATATAATCTTTGCCTTCCAAGAGATGGAAACACCATCACAAACACAATTACTCACCGGTATGAACATATCATCTATTCTTAGCTTAAGATGTAGTTCTTGTAAGATTGAGTCGACTCTAATTAAGCTCGGGTAACCCAAATACAATGGGGCTAACCTGGCTATATAAATAGTCGATACATCAAACTCTGTGAAGTAATAACTGGTCAATGGGAATACTAGATAGTCCGGGTTAACAACCTCAAAGTTGAAACTCGGCATATACATAGTAATAGCGTCCCCCTCTCTGACAAACCAGAAAGTCTGGTCCCCAACACCAACATCAGATGTGTCAGTTAACACAACTGGGAAACTGGTTCTACCAGACTCAATCAATGTAGTATTGAGAGAAATCCTAGCATTCAGATCTCCTAGTTGCTGGGTTGTGACTATGGTCCCCGCGCAACA